AATATTATTGGCGCATTAGCATCTGTTCTTAAAACCATTCCGCCAGTTGAACCGCTACCCGCAGTAATAAGTCCACTGTTAGCAATATTAGTTCCTGAAGTTGTCCAACCGCTATTTAAATGGTGAATACGCAAAAACTGCGTTGATGATTGCATCGCTTCTAAATAAGAAAAACTTGTCGAAGTAGTGTTTTCAGCCCTTATATTTCCTGAAACGTGCAATTTTTCAGCAGGCGAAGTTCCAGTTCCTATCAATAAATCACCTGCCTGCGTTAAGGTCATCTTTCTGTTTCCTGAAGTGCTTCCAGGTGTTGAACCAGTTCTAAAATCCAACCTACCTGCATTAGCAAATAACCCAATATTACCGCCAGATGAAAGGAAGAATAGCCTTGAACTATTTGCAGCATCAGCCAAATCTCTATTCAATACAATACCGTGCGCACCAGTAGCGGTAACATCAAGTTTAGAATCAGGCGTAGTCGTGCCGATTCCTACTTCACCTTCAGGTCTTAAACATAATGATTCCCTTGTTATAACAGTTCCACCTAGATTATAATCAACCGCCATAAATTCAAGGGTTTGTCCCCTTGAAGCAATGCTGTTTGTTTTAGCGTATATGCCGTATCCACCAGTATTTCTAAAATCAATAAGGTTGAAGTCTGTTGAAGGGTCTGGTGCGGCTATATGTAGTCTACTTAAAGGAGAAGTCGTGCCGATCCCTACGTCTCCTGTAGATTGAATATAAACTCTATCTGTATTAGACGTTCTTAATGATAAAGCGTGTCCGCTAAACGTTCCAATGCTGACTTTATTACCATCTACACCAACCCTTTCTTGATATTCAACTGTAACGCCATCATTATTGTAATCTGCGTAAGTTCTATTTAAAAAGAATCCAGTATCATTTCTATGCGTAACAAAAACTCCACTAGTATTATTTGATTGTATATCTAAAACATTTCTTTCATCAGGCGATTTTCCGATTCCTACGTTGCCATTTGCAGTAATTCCACCAGTAACATCTAAATTTCCACTTGTGTCAATGGTCATTCTTCTTGTTGCGTTAGTAACAAATTGAAGATTACCTGAAGCGTTGGTTAGGTTATTTGGTGATTCATATATTTTCCAAAGGTTACCGCCTGCCCATTCAATACCTTCACCTGCACCAGCATCGTTAATAACAATATTATTTACACCAGTAATATTGGCGTTATTCATATTGATACCTCCTGCTGCAGTAATAGTTCCACTAACTGTACCACCTGCAACTGTGAAAACAGTATTTCCATTTGAAGTAATAGACCCCAAAACATCAAAATTGCCATTAGGGTTAAATGTTGCTAAAACGGTATCAGTTCCTGCCGAATCATCGTACCATCTAATTTGACCCACATCTCCTGCTGCTCTAATTCTAAACCTATCGTTTGCATCTGTAAAACTATTGGTGTCTACAAAGTCAAGAAGTGGCGCAGTAGCAGAAACTAAAATGCTAGGAACTGTAATTGGATTGTCGGTAACAGCACCGTTATCAGTTACATCTTGAAGGTCTGAAGTAGTAGGTCCACCTGCTGCTACCCAACTTAAATCACCTGAACCATCAGTACTTAATACCTGACCACTAGTACCATCACCTTCAGGTAGCGTGTATGCATTATTTACATTCAGCCTACCGTTAGTATTAAACTGAAGTCTTGAATTTTTAGTTCCGTAGGTAGCCGTTGTGCTAGTTACAAATATTCCCTGCGCTTTAAATTCAGTAATCTGTTTATCACCTATACCAATCTGTCTTGATATCTTTATAATTTTAGAATCAACGCTAACGGGATCAGATACGTTTCCAACTTCTAAAGTATCTGAATTAAACTTTAACCAAGATTGTGATAGTATAGCGTTAGTAGTATCTCCATCACCACCTGCCGTAGAAACATAAGGAATGAAATCCGCATCCATTGCAGCAGAAAGTACTACATCATCAAAAGATGCCTCAATAGTACCTGCATCTGCCTGTGTAAGCGTTAGTTTGAATCTGTTGTCTGTAGCAGAGAAGTCTGCGCTAGTAATAATATCATCAGCAACAGCACTTAATTCACTTATAAGTGGGTATCTACCATCTATATCAACCGTAACAGAATCCTGATTAGTTACCCCAAAAGTAATAATACCATTGGCTGTGCTAAAAGCAGCACTTGTAAGGAAGTCATTAGTATCTGTATCATCAAACAATGCAGATAGGTCTACATCAAATGTAGTAGCATCATCCCTAGTAAACGTAGCAATACCTGTCTGATTATCTAGCGTACCGCTAACCAATCTAGCAAGGTTAGTATCATCTATGTATTGAGAAAGGTCTATGTCAAACGTAGTAGCATCTCCTTTGGTAACTACTAACTTCTGATTGACCGTATCGTGAGTAATGTTAGTTAGGTATTCAGCACCATCAATACCTATGCTAATAGTAGTAGGTCCAGTCTGATTAGCCGTAAAAGTACCAGTACCTGTAAGTATCCCTGAAGTATTTATAGTCAGCGTACCATTTCCTATGGCTGCGCCAGTATCTTCAATGCTAGTTTGTAAATCAAGGATAGCCTCTCTAACAGGGTCAAACTTATTATTATTGGGTATTCTAGAAACGTCAACCGCCATTATTTATTCTTTTTATTGTTAGATACAACAATAGACGAGTCTTCCAACTCGCCTATCTTTTTGAGGAATGCAAATAGTTTTCTTACGTTTTCCTCTTTGGGTTTGTATTTACCTCTCTTATCCAAGATAGATGCCACCAAAGTTAACATCCCTGTCAGGGTTCATATCTTCGTTAGCCGTAGATGTATATTCAGGGTATAGTGTGCTGTTGTGATCCATGTGATCCATAAACCTTCTAGCATAGAACTCTGCGGTTTCCCTAGCGCGTTCTGCTAACATAGTGATCTCATCCATAGACGCTGTGTCACTACTCTCTGACCGGTGCTTAAACACACCACCATTGCTGATCTGAAATGCAGAGAAAGGAAAATAGTCTGCCTGTGAGAACCAAATAAGCATTGGCTTAACATAGGTTTCTAATAGGTTCTTATAGTCTGAGTTACCCGCATCATTAATCTCACCATCAACAATTAGGCTCTGTAACTTCTTGTATAGTTTACCGCCTAAGTAGTTTTGAATATGCGTGTCCTGAGCCACCTCTATGAACTGAACTAACTTATCAGGGTCTAAGTTACCACTAATAATAGATCGTTGCTTAACGTCCTTTAAACTAACAAATAATGCCTTCTGTGCCATAATTATTTACTTGTTGGATAAGCACCTCCGTTTGGCATGTCTTTTGGAGCAACCGGAACCTCGCTTGGGTTATTTGGCGCTGTGTATCCATCGGCTAATGCCTCGTCTTCGCTTACTTGTGTTTTCTTTTTATATACTCTCTTCTCCCAGTAGTGGTGACAGTTCTTGCCGCCCTTAAACTTGAACAGAGAGTAGTTTCTACCCTTGTGTCCTAGTTCCTTGTTAACACCCCTGAAAGACATTTGATTGATATCCTCTAGCCTGTAGACAATATCCTTCTCAGTTAATGCCTCCATCTTCTGACAGAAGTTTCTGCTATCCGGAGACTTACGCATAGGCATGTATGCATAACGAACCTTGTATCCCTTATTGTCCTGCTTACTAACATCCGCTAGGTCTACTCTCTCTGTAGACACTAACTCCCATTCATCAGAGATTACCTCACCGAATTCCTCTAGTTGGTCGAAGATGTCTTCGAACTCTTCGTCTGACAAATCTTGCACTTCTTCAGGCACTTGGCTTGACAATTTTTCACCTGTTTCTTCTTCTCGTTTAATCTTAGTGGCGATGTTGTCAAGTTCTGTGAATTCAATAGGTTGTAGTGTTACGAAGTATAGGTTTAAGTGAATGTTGTTTACGGCAAGGATCTCATTGATACCATCAATAAGTTGTTGTTGGAATGGTCTGATCACCATGTTATCCATGATAATAGAGGCCGTTCTTAACTCCTCTGCATTGTTACCAAAACCGGTATTATCCTTGATACCAAGTAAAATAGGTGATACAATGCGGTGTCCAAGCATTATCTTCTCTCTCGATTCATCAGCCAAGAACTGATACTGCGCGTGTGCGTCAGGGAGGTGAATTGGATCAATAGTCGCTTGGTCCTCACTTGACTCGTTGAACGTAAGTATGAACTTGCCTGCATTCGAACTTCCGCTAAATTTATCATAGATCTTTCTTTCGATTAACTCCTGCGTCTCCTCGTTAGGTATACCATTATTAAAGTTTACCAATAACGAAGGCTGTAGGCCATTCTGTATATTGTTAATGTGATAGTTTGCAACCTCCTCCTCAAGTTCAGCATACTGAAGACACCCGTTATAATCAACAGGAGCATAGTAATAAAATCCTGACTTGTAAGGCTTAAATATATAAAGTTCGATAGCCTCACCTTTAGAGCCGTTACCGAATGTAGGAATTCTTTTTGGTTTGTCACTAGGCTTTAGTTCTGACCATTTTGGGTGATAGTAATATGCCTCAATCTTTCCGCTCTTTGCCTTCTCAGCACGAATCGTCTCCATTGGCATGTGGCGTACTTGAACGATCTTAGTCTTAGCCTTATTGTAGATTACCTGTACAGCACCCTGACCTAATAACTTATAGTCGTTTACTAGTTTACGCATGCAAGAAGGCTTAAGTAGCATCTTCATCCTTGCGTACATCTCAGGCTTCTCAGCGCTATCCGTAGCGTCTAAACCTCTACCATAGATCATCTCGGTAATACCGTTGATACAACAAGCATTGGTTGGGCTTCCTAGATACTTCTCAATGAGTGACTCAAAGTAGTCCTGTCCATCAGTACCACAGGTATATAATACCCAATCCTTTCTGTCGTCCTCAATAACCTCAGGCGCTTGATATCCGCTAAGGTTTACTAACCTAACGCTATCCTGATACTTCTTAGGCGCTTGATTTACGTTAACTAATTTAACTCTGTTCTTCATACTATAATACTATGTACTCATCCTCACCATCATCATGCTGTGTGTAGATGTTAGGTAGACTGTACACCTCGTTTTTATTGGTCTGTGCCGTTATATATATTAGGTCCCTATAATAAACATTGGACGCTGTTCCTAATTCAAATGAATATATCTGTCCCTCCTCGAAGGTAACCGAAGGGGTCATGCTGATCTCAACAAAGTTGCCATTGCTAGATAGCGCCCATGTAAAAGACAGCCCATCATCAGACTTCTTAGTCTCATCATTAATAAGCGTAACACTAGCACCATCTAGATCTGTAGATACGAACGTAGATGGGATTACGCTAAATGTTTGCTCTTCTGAAGTTGGTATTAACTTTATCACAATAGGATAACTAACTAGGTACGTTTTTGTTTTTATTTAAGCAAAAAAAAGAGGCCTTACAGGGCCTCTCTCTTTATTAAGTTTTGCTAACCTTATGCGTTAGTTCCTTTTACGATAGGAGTAACATTAGCAGTAGTAGCAGCGATATCAGTCTCAGCATCACCAGTACTTGCAATGAAGTTAGCAGGTTTACGCTCCATACCTGTTAGAGTAAGTGTGTATCCTGAAAGGTCTCCCATAGCACCACCTGTTACGATAGTACCACCAGTCACCTCAACACCATGCTCTAAACCAGCAACGAATACGTTACCATTATAGTCCTCTACTAAAACGTGAGGGCGACCAAAGGCAAGAACCTTAAGTTCTTTGTGGTCTTCCTTAGTAAGTTTATGTAGGGTAAGTTCTAATACCTGCTCGAAAGCAGTTGTTCCATTCTCTCTGTTTGATTGGATGTTTTGCGTGAAAGAAGAAGTACCTTTTACCTCATACTGATAAAAAGAAGGATCACCACCGAAAGCAGAGATTACATCGTCTGCCTCTGTAATAGCCCCTAGATCTCCAAAATCAGCGAAGTAAACCGCGCGAATCCCACCAACTGAATCCTTGCAAGGTTCTTTTCTTCCTAATGATAGTGTACAAGCCATGTTTTTAGTTTTTATTATTAAAAAAGGGTAGGCAGGCTTTAAGGCTCACCTACCCCTTCTTGTTATTAATTAATTTATTATGCTAGTGTTAATAACACTAAGTCAGAACCGATTCCGTACTGTACACCGGCAGTAAAGCGCATTACTACGCGTACATTCTGTGAACCATCTAGGTCAGCCATATCGATAACTTTAACCTCGTTGTGGTCAGATAATAGACCAGTACCGAAGAATAAGTTAGAAGCCTCACCAGCGATGATGTGATCAGAAGGCATACCCGGAGCGTGTTGGATCTTAACACCATCAAAAGAAAGTGCGTTTCCGTTGCTGTACCATTGTGAACCTTGAGCGTTAACCCCTGCTGCTCCTAATCCTGAAGCACCAAATCCACCTAATGAACGGATGTATGCTTTGTAAGCGATAGTTGGAACATAGATAGTTAAATCCTCACGACCATAAACAGTTGAAGGAACTGCATCTAAAGTGTTCTCAAGTAGAGAAACGATGTTTCCTGATGTGAAAGAAGTTTCAGCACCGTTAGCAGCGTCATTAACGTCAGCATCAGCAGCCATAAGAACTGAGAATCCGTCAAACTCACCAGCAGTAGCGTTAACACCAGCCCAAATGTTTTGCTCAGTCTTCTCTGCAACTTTACCTGCTACGTGAGCGATAAGGAAGTCAGCGAATTTTGGAGGAAGTTGGTCGAATGCACCAACACCCATTTGGATAGCCTCCCAGTCAGAACGGAAGTCTTTCTTACATAGTTCAACATTAACTTGGAACTCTTCAGGCTGAAGAATGCGCTCAGTCAATGTGATGTTTCCTGTATCTGTGAAGTCACAAGATGCGTTAGCGATTAATCCTGAAGTATCAACTTTCTTGATTACTTCTTTGTACTTTACGTTTGGTTTGATACCAATCGCAGATTCATTCAGGGTTTTCCCTGAAAGTAAAGCAGCAGAAATATACTGACCAGCAAATTCCCCTGCATACGTTGTTGTAATAGATGTACTAGTAGGCATTTTTATTTAATTTTACTTGTTAAACATTTTTTCATACACAACACTCATTGTATTGCGTGGCTTGTTTTGTTTGAAGAAGTTCATCTTTGCAGACTCTTCAACTTCAGGCGTGTGAGCGATTGGCTCAGCAGCAGGCTCATCAGCAGACAAGTCTACCTTTTCTTCTTCGTTAGATAGTTCTTCAGGAACTTCCATTTGCTCCTCTTCAGATCCCATCTTTTCAACGATAGCAGCATACATAGCCTTCATCTCTGCAACGGCAGATTCAAACTCTTGTTTGCTAACGTATTCCATTTCTTCTTGTGCAGGAGCCTCTTCCTCAGGCATTTCTTCGCCCTCGTTTAACTCAACTGCATCATTTACTTCTACTTCCTCAGCGTTTAGTTCAACTTGCTCCTCAGCAGCAGGCTCAACTTTAGGCTCTTCAGCAGAAAGAAGGACAGATTTTAACTTGTCCACGATTTCAGTTGCTTTCATAAATACTTAATTTATATTAGGTTAACTATTAATTACTAAATCCGTTGTATTTTCAATTGATATTACCTATCCCCTGATTGATCATATTGCCATTACAGCACTTTCTACTATAGGTATTTCCGTTCTTGCACAGGCAAGCCTTCCTGTTTTCTCTAGGGCTTGTAATGCTTGGATTATGTCTGCTTCTATATCTACGCATAACTCTGTGTCTTTTGTATAAAGAAGATAATATCCCATACCTCAGCCGATGCTCCATGAGCAGTAATCTTCCATTGACTGCCATTAGCAATGAAGTCAGGGGTGATATAGTATTGGAATACCTCGTGAAACTCGTGCATTGCATCATTACCTTTAGGGAAGGATAAATCAACTCCTACTCTCTCATAAGGTGTTCCGCTTACAGAATCTAATTGNACTCTTAAAAAGCATTGGTTAGCATTNCTTGACCTNGCNTTGAATACAACAGTAGCCATATATACATCGTTAGCATTATCACCTAANACCTTCAATGTAGAAGGATTGTAGTAATCAATACCATCGTAACTTCTGTATATATTTGCTCCGTTATTAGGAAACACTATTTCTGTATCTAGTAAAAGGGGAAGTTTATTATCTACGGTCCACTCATCATCATCGTAACGTGTCCATCCAAGCCCTGAGCCTGCTCCTGATTGTGGATATAACTTTACCCACTCACCATCCCATACAGTCCATACACCTGCGGATGTAGTAACATAAGCACCCTCCTCTATATTAAAGTATTCTCTTTCAGCCTCTGTATTTACATCAGACTGAACCTTGTAGGATGTATTAAAAATATTTCTGCTCATTATTTCTGTTTAGGCACGCAGTTAGGTACTTTTCTTCCGTTCTTGGTCTTCATACCAATTTGCTCATAACCCTCTTGGCAAGGATTCTCGTACATCTCAACGCTTTCTAGTTCATCTAATCCTTTCAGTTTAGACTCTACCCAGTTCTTCATTGACTTACCGCCCCATAGTAAATAACTAATTGTACCGCAAGCCTCTGGCTTTGCTGGGTCGTAGTACGCCTCTGCGCGACTTAGGTAACTGTAGATCCTTTTCAGAGTTGGTAGAGTAAACTTCTCTTTCTTCGCTAATTGTCTCGCTCTTACCTTTCCTACTTGAGTTGCGCATTTGTTACCTAGTTCTTCATTGCGTTTAATACCTAATTTTGCGTTGTTAGATGCACTCTCAGGGTATCCACCATAAGACTCTAACGCTACCTCCTCCTCTAAAGCGGATACCGCCTCTAAAAGAGCATATTCCGCTTGTAGTTCCTCAAAGCAATCTGCGCAGAAATCCTCCTCCACTTGTTCTTTAGGTCTATCAGCGCTATCGCTAAAGTAACCCTCAATAGAAAAACCTTTAACCTTACCAGTTTTAACAAATTCATTCCAAACTTCGTCATTATTTACTTTTACTGACACCATCCAAGTGCCTTTTGGCATACCTAGATTATATAATGCTGATTTATCCTTCTTTTCGTCCTCTACAATCCAAGATTCAACTACAGACATACCTTTTATGGCATATTCGTGTTCTAGCGTTGAGTTATTCTGATTTCCTCTGCTTAAAAACAGTTGAGATGCCTTCCTAACGGTATCCTCACTAAAAAAGATCTCATATTCGTCCCCTAACTCGTTTCTACGATAGATTTTCTTATCAGGGATGAGCGCAGGACCCATTAATATGCGTTTTTCAGCATTTACCTCTGCTAATTCGACCTTCTGAGCCTTTAGGGCAACAAAATCCTCCTCAATAGCAGGGTTTTCTACTATAGAAATAGCCTGAATGCCTGAATCTAGGCTTTCTTCGTCTATAAATAATTCAAAAACTTCCATATATGGATAACTTAATAGTTAATATTCGTTTTAAATTGACGCAGCATCTATGGTCTTACGATCCATCTCTTGGGCTGTGCTAACATCAGAAGAAACAACGTATGCCTTAACCGGTTTTTGTTGTGACCCTGATATTGCTTGCGCTAATTGATTTTGCGTACTTGAACCCACTACGTTAAAGTCGGGGATGCTAGGCGCTGCTGCTCCGGACGAAGATCCACCACTAACAGAAATAGGGGCGTTTGATAAACCAGCAATTTCTGCACGAGCCTTCTTCCTAGCGGATACAATAGACGCAATAACACTACCAATACTAAGTGCAAAAGCAGCAACACCAAAAGGACCTAAGGTCGACATAAATGTACCTAGTGACATTTGAGCCTTTCCGGCTTCTTTCGCACCAGTCACCGCAACCTCATTAGCGGCCAATGACGCTTTAGCCGTTGCTAGTTGAGCAATCATAATTTGCTCTTGGACCATTGCCTTTTGCTTCATGATCATCTCAGCAATAGTAATAGTTTGCTTCAACGTAAACATATCGCGCTCTGCCTTGATTCTTTTAGTCTGAACAGCGTTTTCCTGATTTTGGATCTCGGTTAACTGGGCTACCTTTTCTTCCTTAGTAAGTGTATTATCAGCGTTAATAATATCACGCTCATTCTTAAGGTTGTTTAGTTGACGCTCATATCTAGACTCAGATATAGACCCTAATTCGTCAAGAAGATTACTAAAGTTAGACATGACATCAGACATCGCATCTGTGCGAGCCTTCATCATTTCAATCTCTCTATTAAAGTACTCCTCTAACTTTTTCTCATTATTCTTTAGAGATTCCTCTTTAATCTTCTCATCCTCTTTAGCCTGCTTCTCTGCCGCCTTTCTCGCTTTTTCAGCGCGCTCCTCTGCGTCCTTGTCAAGTATTTCTTGCCTTCTATTTGCAAAGTCTTGAGTAATCTTATTAATTACATCTTGACCGGCACCTAAAGCCTCTGCCTCAGCAAGAGCATCTCTTTCGGCCTGATTAAGTCTTATAATACCTAATTCATCACCCTGAGCCTCTAGATTATCCGTATACTCCTGATTTATCTCTGCTAGAGAGTCTAACCTTTCCTTTTCCTTATCCGCAGCCTCCTGTCTTTCTTCAATAGATGCCTGATAGTACTCATCTTCCTTTTTTCTGAGATCTAGTAATATTTTTTGATACGCTGCCGTTTCTGTTGTTCCAGCCTTAACGGCCTCATCAGACAACTTCTTTTGAAGGACACGAATCTCCTCCGCTATTCTTTCAGTACCTTCTGTAAAGTTTCTTGTTACTCTTAACTCTTCATTGTATGCCTTAAGTTCTTGGATAGCCTCATCGTAATCACTAGCATTAAGAAGTCTATTTAATTCCTCTTGAGCATCAGCAATATCATTGGTGCTTTTTAGTATTTCCTTATTAGCCTCTCTTCTTTGATCATCTAAATTTAATTGACCTTTTATTCGACCAATGGCACGACCAGTACTTTCATTAACGGGACCATCTAATAGATCCGCATACTGTCTTTCTAACTCATTCCTTTCTTCCTTACTTAATAATTCTTCGCTTAGTAACTCTTTATTCTCGTCCGCTATTTTATTTCTGTTTTCTTCAGAATCATTTATCCTATTTCTTATTTCTAAGTACTTCTCAGTAAGTTCGTTCCTAGCATCCTCATTATTGCCTAATTCTGCCAAAGCCTTAGCATAATCTGAATCAGCAGCAGCCAAAGAAGAGATGATCTGATTTCTCTCCCCTAAAGAATCATTAGCCGCCTTATACATATTGGTCAACTGCTTAAGTATTGCAGTCTCTAATAACATAGACTCGTTAAACTCTTCAGTCTTCTCTTTAGCCTTATCCTTACGCATATTGTAGGCTACAATTGCAGAGGTGACAATATTAATAGCCACAACAAGTCCAGCAGGACCCATCATCGTAGAAAGTATGGACTTAAGTGCTTTATTTGTTCCTCCTGACTTAGCCTGTAAATCTACAAACTGCTGAGAAAGTTGTTGTAAGTTGTTAGCCATACCCATAAGACCAAACGGAGCATCACCAATGGTACGACCAAATTCCGTAACCGTAGCACCTGCTGCACCCG